CATAATTTCTTTTGTAACTGTACTTCTAGTTAATCTAGATTCGTCCATACAAAATACCTCACTAATCAAACCATTTTGTATATCATCTAGAAGCTGTAAAAATGATGGTCTATTATCTAATGAATCATTTGCACCAGTTACATCTCTATCAATATAAGATTCAAAAGGTATTCCTAGAAACTTAGCTTTAGATTCACCTTCTTTGATTTGGTCTTCAATACTACCTGAATTTTCACGTTCTTTTGATTGACGTGCATATATTCCTAATCTTCTTTCTCGGTTTGAAATATCATATTCATTAACCTTTTTTCTGTTTCTTTTACTAGCCATTTTCGTATGTTTTAAATGATACTTAAATTTACAACTTATTGATTTCCAGGGCAAATATTCAATGTTAAATCCTGGACTTATTTTTAAACAATGTGATATTGACAAATAAACAACTCCTAAATGAGGTTGTCAAGGTTGTGGGTAAAATAAATTTTTAAAAAGGGGTTGTAAGGAACTAAAGAAGCTTATACCTTTGTTTAAATAAAAATTATAAATTATGCCTTTAAGTGAAATCGATATTGAAATTCACGAAGCCTTTAATGAATTTGATGATAAGAATGAAGCTGTCATAAAAAATGATATTGCAGAGTATATGAATGAAAAAGGTTTCCTAAGTTATACTGAAAAGGTTACTATGAATGAAACATTTTGTAGGTTGAGTTATGATGGTATTAAAATGAAAAAAAGCGGTTATGCAATGTCTATCGTTAAAGATGAGATTGTGAACGCACCTAATGTAATTACTGGAATACCTTTTATACCAGTACAAGATTTCAATTCTGAAAGGTATAATGATATGTTGATTGAAGAATCATATATTGCTGCTAAGGGTGAATCTCACGCATATCTACCAGTACAACTAAAAAATGTGATGCTATTAGAAGGTTTGATTTTAAAACCCAATGATAATAAGCCAAACGAAAATAACGAAATTCTTGTTGTTCTTTCACCTAAAGGCTTAGAAGTACAATATGAAGGATGGCAAAATTATAAAGAGCGAATTAGAGTTGAACAAATACTTAATCAAAAAAATAACCAACAGAATAGTATAAGAAAAATTACAAGTAATTTAAAAAACTTTCAACTAGATAATGAAGATAAAACCACAAACTTTTTAAGTGATATTTATGGAATAGACTTTGAAAAGAATAAGAAAATTGAAAAAAAGAATTGGTTTCAAGAGAATTCTAAAGAATTAATACTATTAATTATAGGTTTAGTTTTAACTATGATTGTTCATTGGTTCGGTCTAATTTAAAGCCTTTTAATAAAATCATTATATGCAAGTTATAACATTAATTGAATTTGGTTCTAAACCTGAAGAAGCTATAACCAAGCTAGGAAATAAACTTGATGCTGAAAATATAAAATTTGCTGTAAAATTTGTTAGTATAAGTCATTCACTTGCCATTGATACCACAGCAGAAAGTGATAGGAAGTATATAGCAACCGCAGTAATTAATACTAAATTTATTTAGTTAACCAGCCACACCAAACGAATAAGTAAACGCTGTATCTTTCATTTCAAAAAACATTCTAAAAGCCATACTATCACTAGTGTCTGGACTTCTACCTATCATTTGTTTTACTTGGTCTTTTGTAGTCATACATATTTTACCATCTATATCAATTTTCTCACGTTTCAATATTTGAAGTTCCTGTATTAGCTTAGTTTTAACTTCATCTTTTACATTGAAAATTTTAATCTCACCTTTATTAACTACTTCAGCTAACTTAAAATATAATTGTGTTTTAAGATTCTGAAAATTCTCATTATTGATTGGTCTGCTATTGTTAACTATGTTGATACAGTTAGGTAAAAAATCGGCAATACCACCACCTACACCATCACTATCAACTGCTATGTTACTAGCTTTGATATTATACTTTTCAATTAGTTTTTTAATGTAGCTTAATTGTGTTGCTAATGAAGTTCTAGTATAATCTAGTATATCAATAATTCTTTTATCGTCCCAAACTATTACACAAGTTTTATCACTACCAAATCTAGCTACATCTATTGTTAGATAAACATTGTCGATAACATCATAAATTGGTTTAGGTTTATAATCATCTTCATCAAACATTTCAATTAACTTATCATAATCAAATAATGCAGTTACTTCACTATATTCCCATTCACCTAGTAACAATCTATGTTTACTTATGTCATCTAATTTTTCTAAGTTGGTTATATAGTGCTTACTGATGTGCTTATTATCTGTTACTAAAGCTTGAATAAAAGCTTTATAAGGTTCTATATCACCATCTTTAAGTTTCTTATAATATTCATTATAAACCCAGCCTTTTGATGGGTTACAACTCATATACAATTTTGGAATCAAACCATATTCATCTAGTTTATGTCTTATACGTGACATTACAACGTTCTTAGCCTTTTCACTTACTTGGTTACATTCATCGATGAATGCACCAGCTATTTCAAGTGAACCTAAACTATCAAAATCACTATCACTAGGGTTTGTTGCAAGGTCTTTTAAAATAATTTCACTACCGTTTTTAAACTTGATGATATTATTTACAGCATTGTATTTATAATGTGTTGTTTCTTTTAAACCAAGTGATTTAGCAACTTCAAAAAATGTTTTAAGTGTTGTAATTTTTAAGTTGGTCAATTTAGAACGTCCGATTAACCAACGTGTATCATTATATTGAAGACAATTAATAATAATCCATACACAACCTAGATAGGATTTTCCACCACCAGCACCACCACCAAAAACTAATTCAGTTATACCATTATTGTGGTCTAATAAAATTTTTAATGCTTCACGCTGTTTTTTTGTTAGCGTTGGTTTTATATCTAGGGTTTTCTGATTCACTATTCTTCATCTTCATTTAGATTTAGCGTTATTGAAATTGGCATACCTAGATGTTCAACTTTATCAGCTTCATAGTATCCAAACATTTTAATTATCATATCTTTCATCTTAGCGTAATCATTATACTTACCATCTGATTTTGCTAAGTATGCACTATCAACTAATTCATTGATTATGTCAGTCTTTGTAATTTGATTAGCTATAGCTAATTTTTCACGTCTATCTTCTAGTTCATCTTTTATCAATGGTTCTTGTAATAACATCCACCCATCAGCTTTAGCAGATGTGTATGTTGTATTTGGATAAGCTACTAAATAAGCTTGAGTAGCATTGCCATACATTATATAATGTTCAATGAATCTGATATGATTATCATTCAATGATTTTAAATTTCTTTGCATTCTATTAACTATTTATGTTTTCATATTCTGCTTTACCAGTTTTAACCCAGTATTCGCCAAGCATTATTTTTATTTGACCTTCACTACAACTATTGCATTTACTATTGTATTCAGGAAAAAAGTATTTTGATAGAACTTTTAAATCACTTGTATACTTTTGGTAATTATCATCACCTTTGAAGCAATTGTTTAAAGCTGTTAGAGTTGTTACCAATAGCTCTAGCATATCATTTTTATTTGCAATTTTATTTTCAGTCATACCTAGAATTATCAATTCTTGTTATTCATTCTTATAACTCTGATGCTGTTTGGTATCTCTTAACCCTCGTTTGAGTAGATGTTACATCAGATTCGGTTACATAAGCACGTAAAAATGTTGGTTGATTACCTGTTACATTTGATTGATAGCCTAAGTTATTTTCTTTACTAGCAGTACCATATAAAGATGCTTGTGATGGTTTAGCAGCTTGAATAGAATTTTGTGATGGTGCTGCAACAGTTTTAGCAACTGGTGCAGTAGGTGCAGTTCCACCTTCAGGGAATTTTTGACTAGCAATTAAGCCAATATTTACAGCTCCTGTAATACCAGCTAAAGCAGCCATAACTATATTCAATGGAAATGGATTAGCTAATGCAGATACAACACCTTGTGCAGTTCCTATAACTGCATTTACAATTTGAATTGCTTTATTTTGATTGAATGCTTTTCTTCTTAATTCAAGGTCTTTTTTAGCAGCTTCTTTATTAATTTTATCTTTACCTTCAGCTAGTTGTTGTTCACTAATTAAACCAGCTGATGCTTGTTGTTCTAACGCTGCTATTCTTTCACTAGTTTCTTGTTGATTAGCTTGAATTCTTTCATTCGATTTTTCTTGTAAAGCATTACCAATAGTATTTACAACATCCATTGCTACTTGAAGACCAGCATTTATTTTGTCACCTAAACTTGCATCTTCATTTGTGAATACTTTAAAAGCTTCATTGATTGATGCAGCAGCTTGACCAAATACATCAACTACAGCACCTTTAAAGCCACCAATTTGTTCAGTTATTTCTTTAAATTTTTCTGATAGTTTATCTAATGCAGTTGAAGCAACATCAATCTTTGAATCTTTGTCCCATTCCATTTTGTAGGGTACTACAATTGGTTCAGGTTTTTTGAATGAATCAGGTAATGTAGTAATTGGAGTTATCTCAACTTTTTGTTTAAATTGAGATAAGAAATCTTGCATTTCTTTTAAAGCTTTTGCTTTACTAGCTGGTGTAATAAGTTCTATTTCACCAATACTTTCAGTTACACCTTTTTTGAATTCAGTACCAGCTTTATTACCATCTTTTTTTGAATCCTTAATTACTTCACCAAATAAATCAACGTGTTTTAATTTGCTGTTAGCAGCAGTATCAGCAGCTTGATTAAAGTTTGTTACAAAATTGTCTTTGAAGTCTTTTATATCACCTTTGATATTTTTGAATCCTTCTTTTAAACTATCTAAAGGATTTTTTCCTTTGAAAATGTATAGGAATGCATTTCCAATAGCAGAAAAATAATCAATGATTACTTTACCACCTGTAATAACTGCATCAACAAGTGTTTTAAATGTTAGTACGATTGCTTGAATAGAAGTACGTATTGGTAAACTATTATTGTATAGGTCTATAAAACCATTTACAAGATTGTTTATTCCATCTAAAGCTTTTTCTTTAAGTTCACCAAACCATTTAGTTAACTCTCTTAATTTGTCACCAACTAAACCAGTTCTTTTTGATAAGCTATCAAATTGAGTTACTAAAACTGTAATAGCTACAATCAATAAACCAATACCTGTTGCAGCAACAGCACCACCAAGAATTTTAAACCCTTTTGAAGCAAATGAAGTAGCTTCAGTTATACCAAGCATACCCTTAGCAACTTCTTTTATTGAAGTTGTTAAGTTTGAAATTTCTTGTTTAGCACCACCAAAATCAAGTGACCTAATTTTTACAAATAATGATGAAAATGAATTTGTAATGTTTTCAATCGGACTAGCATTAAATGATTTTATACCATCTTTTACAGCACTTAATTTATCTTCAAGTTCACCAGCTGCTTTAGTAGCCTTTTTAAAACCTTCGCTACCTTCACCAAAAGCAATTGCTTCAGATTTAAGGTCTTTTAGGGCTTGTTTTATATCCTTTACTGATGATGCAGCTTGTGCTGATTCTATTTTAAGATTTAACTGAATTTCTCTATCATTCATTATTCTAGCTTTACCTAGAATTATCTAAATGATGCGTCTGTTTTTAAGAATCTGCTATATTGCTTTTGTTTACTTTGATATAATCACCTTTTACAAACCAGTTAATATGTGTTGATGTATTTCCAGTAACTGAAACTTTCAAAGTATCATCTGTATCATTTGCTAGTAAACTGATACCTGTACCTGATAATTCAGAATCTGCATAATCTGATGTAACTATTGGAATACCTACAATTGAAGTAGTTCCTGAAATGTTTTTAATTAAAGCTGATGCAGTCCATTGTTTAGCATTACCTGTAGATGGATTTGAAGCAATAGCCTTAACTTCAAAGAAATATGTATCACCACTTGTAAGTGTAAACTTATCACCATTACCAAGATTCAATTCCTTTGCTGAATCATTTGTAGAATACCCAGCCCAAGAAACTGTACCATATTGACCTAGATTTGATGAGCTTCTAGCAATTTCAGCATAGTGTGAAGCGTTTGCATAAGTACCTGTTGCCATTGCATAATCAGCAGATGCTTCAGTATATCTATTTCCAATTGTTTTTAATGATGATTCACCACTAATACCTGTAGACCATAAATTATAAAGTACATTTTTATTATCACCATTAACATAAATTACGCTATTCACATCACCCAAATAAATTGATGGTGAACCAATATAAGTTGAATTACTGTAGCCAGTTAATCCACTTACACCTAAAGCAATTACATTATCACCATTAATAGAATTATCATTACCTATTAAAATTGAATTTTTTACAGATACAGTATTTCCTGTACCATTAATAGATGAATTTACACAAGCAATAGAATTATTATTACCATTAACTACACTTGATGTTGAACCAGCTTGAATAAAATTATCTATTCCATTTATTTGAATTGAAGTTACATTTTGACCTAATCTATTATCTGTATTTGTTTGTAGTTTAGAAACCTCATTACTTAAATAATCGAATCGTCCACCTGTTTTTTTTACTGTTGTTCTCATTATATAATATTATTATTTGGTGCAAAGATTGTACCCTCATCTACTGATATTAATTCAACAGCAGTTAAGCCATTTTCATTTGCATTATAATCTGTTATTTTGTTTATAAACCAATAAGAATCATTCAACCAAATCTTATCTCTAAAATCTAAATTCACAATATCAATTTCATCAAGTTTAAATTTTCCAGTTAATAGTTTTCCTGTTTCAATTTGATTGATGTATCTGCTATAATGTCTGTTGTATAAATTGTTATTTGTTAAACCACTCCAATTATCATAAAATTGATAATCACATAAACCCCAGTTTAGGTCTTCAGTTGGTAAAATTGGATTAGGATAAAAATGACCTAAGTAAGGATATGTAACATAAAAGATTGTTGTACTATATCCAAAATTTCCATAGTTAAAACCCCAAGCACCATCTATATTACCACCATCATATAGTATTCTAATATTGTTTTTTGGTTCACCACAATTGATAGTTGGTACAATTAAATCTGTGGTTACAGCACTAAATACAGATGGAAATAATGAAATATCAACTTGACCACCATTGTTTGCTAGAGGCGTTGGACTAAATAAAGTGTTACCAATTGTCAAAGTATCTTTTGCGTATTCGCTTTGAAATGTATATTCAGCTTGACCATAAATTTCACCAACGGTATCTGTGTAAGTTTTATTAAATAAATCTGTATCAGCTTTATAAGTAAAGAGAATCTTCTTATTCTGTAAATCAGGTAAAAATTCTACTTTAATATTTTGAGAGACATCTAATTTATTAGACCAATCTTTAACATCACCACCATTATAGAATTCATTTCTTGTCCTTATTACTAGTTGTCTATCATTTTCTTTTGAAGGGGTTATATATAGGTTATACATTTGGCTAATAGCTTTAAGGAAATCCTTTTGCTTTATTTTAGCTGGTATAAAATCAGGAATATTTACAGTCATACCTTGTTGAAATGTTGCAATTGGTTCATTGTAAAAATATTCTCTTTCATTATCTATATTTTCACCTATGATTGCTGCACCTATGTAAGTTCTTAATACTGGGTAATCAGGACTAGTTACTGGAATTATTGCACCACTTGAATTATTATATCTAAATTGAAATGAAGCATTGAATGGTGGATGGTCATAATATCCATTGTTTGCACCACCAGTAGCACCACGTTTAATTTCACAACTTAAATAATTTGTAATTTTTTGACCAACTTGTAAATCTGTTTCACCAATAAATTCAGGTGTTAAACCTGACATTGGAAAATGTTCACCAGCTGGAATATATAAATTACCATCAGTTGATGAAAATCTTATGTGGCTTTCAGCAAATACACTATTAGTTAATGGTATAAATTGATTAGTGTTACTATCACCAATGTAATGTGACAAAGTTCTATTTAAATAACCATATCCTAAATAGTTACCAATAGCTATACTACAATCAACATACAAATTAACTGGACTATATAAGTAGCTTACATAGTTATATCTTACTTTAAATTTATTTGTTGCACCTGAAAAAGGACTAGTCCACGTTCCACTAGTTGTACTGTAATAATTATTGGGATTTTTTAATGGTGGTGTATTAAAGTTTGTTTGATTGAAATTCATTGCAGATTTTCTATCATCATAATAAGTTGTCATAATTTGACCATCATCATTCATACCAGCACGAAATCTATATAAATCAAGGTTTGTAACTGGTTTAGCTCCATTATAAGGAATTATAAGTTTATCAAAATTCAATTCTTCAAGTGAATCCCATTTATAAGAAAATCCAGCATCTTGAAAAATTGCATCAAAATAAGTTTTAGCAAATATATTTGGTGTAAAATCTTCTAGCTTGTACCAAGGTTTTGTATTGTACATTAAGTGATACTTATAACCATTTCTATAAGTATTATTGAATGAATATAATACAGCTGAAGGTTGATAGATGTGATTGTATTGTTCAAAGCCTTCTAAATCAGTTAATAATTTATCTGAAATTGTTGAATAGAAATCACCTGAATCATCTCTTACTTCAGCTTCATAATCAATTTTATCACCATCAATATTTACATTATTCAATCTAAATACACCATTCATAATTGGTACATCATTTTGATATATGGTACATCTTTCAGTTTTTGCTTGATTAAAACTACTATCAAAAACATTTACATTAAAAATCATACCTAACAGTATATTGTTATTTGAAGTACCAGCTAAACGAATAGTTTTACTGTAACTACTATTACGTTTACTTATATCCTTGATGTCACTTAATGCAAACGTTAAAGGAATATTCACATCATCTTGTACATCTAAATAACCCTTATCACTTAATTGAATCTTTGTTACACTAGCCATACTTAGAAATGTTGAATTGAATTGTTATTTCCATATTGTACAATTATCTTGTACTGGATATTTTTTTTATTGTTCTTTGTTAAAACCTGTAAAGAATTTGTTTTAATTATTACTGGCCAGTACTTACCATTTTCTTTTATAAAAACAACTGGTGAACTAATCAACTCCTTAAAATAAAATGATTGTGTTTCAGTTAACCAATTTGTTTGTAATTCTAATTCTTCAGATGCTGATGTATTTAATACTTGATTACCGACACTTGAACTATCAAAAGACCATTTAAAGCCACTTAGATAACCTAATGTTGATTGATATTGTGAACGTTCTACATTGATAGTTCTTGTTGATTGTAAATCAAAATTAAATGGTGAAAATGCGCCTTTTCTATCCATAAACAATAACTCATAGTTTGTGTATCTAGAACAATTATCATCAATAACGAATGATTTAATTTCGCTAATCCTATTATTTGAAGAATCAACTAAGTAAACTTGATAAGATGATACATTATCAGTAAATGCTGATGTTGCACCACTAATAGTTGAATAGGTTGAAGCAGTTATATTTGATGGTGCAACGCCAATAGTAAGCATTACACTAGAAGTTGAAATGTTATTTATTTTGTATTCACCACCTGTATCAGTTTTTATATAAAGACCGCTAATATTGTAATTCTGATTTGTAAAGAAGTTTACATAACATTTGTTATCTAGTTTAATTGGAAATTCATCAGGTAGGTTTGTTAATAATTTCTTAGTAGAACCAGTATTAATATTGTAAGTATTATATCCATCAAAGTTAGCTAATTGTTGATGGTCTATAACTCCATTGAAAACAACAAAATTAGATGCAGATGAAAGACCACTAAAAAAGGTTTTAGCACCTGTTGTAACCTTTCCACTATCATTACCAGCACTTGAGTAAAATTTATTAATTTCTAAGGTATGGTTGTTCGGTACATTGGTTACTGTATATAAACCACTATAAGTTGAATTTGTGGTAGGTATAAAATAAAGTCTATCATTTACATTAAAGTTGTGTGTTGTAGCTGTTGATGCTGAAAATCCAGTTCTTGTACCACCACTAACTGAATAGTTATTATTGTAATTCCAATAAGCAATATATTCTTCACCAACTTCAAGTTTATAAGGAAAATAATTTTGAGGTGTTGCTGCAAATCCATTAAGATTTGGATTGAAATAGTAACCAACTTGAGTAGCTAAAATTTGTTGCAAATTAGCAACTGCATAACCTGTAGAAGGTGCTGGGAAATATTTTAATCTTGAAATTAAATTACTAGTTCCATCTTCTAAAACATCAATTACATACTTAAAGCCTTGTTCACCTTTATTTGTACTGTCGTAATAAAAATATGTTGGATTAAATGCAGAATCAAAACCACTTGGATAACCTTTTATAATTGTACTCATTAAATTTCTTTAATAAGAATTATCCGTTTCAATCAGATGTTTTTATACTTCTAGTTCTTTTGTAATAATGGCTGTATAGTATTCAGCTATCTTATTTTGAATATTTTGATATTCTCTACTATTTAAAGCTGATTTAGTAACTCCATACTTTTCATCAATAAACTTGAAATAGTCAACGGCTGACAATTGGAAATTAATACCTGAACTATTTTCAACAGCTGTAAACTTGATAGAATTGTATAGCCTACCAGTTTCAATTAGTTTCTTATCCTTTATTATTCTTTTGAATAAATCAGTTAAATCATTCGCTATTTCCTTTGCTTGAATCATACTATTACACCATTTCCAATTATTGAAGCATCACCAATAAATTCAATTCCACCAGCAACATTGATTACACCATCATTTATTACTTGACTATCTGCTATTATTAGATTACCACCAATGTACAATTGACCATAATCAGATTCAAATTCATTGATAGTTAATGTTGTTTTGAAAATCAAATAATCACCACTAATAACAACAGTATCATCAGCTTCAATAACCTTATCTGTTTTTATTTTATGTTTAACGTTTAATACATTTCCAATTTTATCAATAGTTGTATGTTTAGTTACAGCATTGTCAACTATTGGAATGATAGTATCTTTTGTTACTACATCAGTTATCGGTAATTGTGTTATCTTTTTATTTGCCATTATAATTTAATCATTAAAATACCAGCTACATTTAAAGGTGCTGAACCTGAACCAGTAGTTCTATAAATAGTTCCAGTTTCTAAACCATCTGATGTTGCAGCTGATTCATCATCATACGCTGGTAAAGACAGTACATTTAACTTATTTATGTATAATGTACCATCTGCATTACCTACAATACCATTACCAATTACAGTTGTATTGTAACCATTTGATTCTGCTGCAAAACCTATTGCTGTACAATATGAATTAGTTGCTCTAGAACCAGGACCAAATGCAAATGAATTATGACCACTAGCTATACCACCAGTAATATCACTATTACCATAATCACCACCACCAGCAAATGATTGGTCACCACTTGCTACACTACCAAATCCAATTGCAAATGCACCTAAACCTGAAGCTGTTGTGTGTGATTCATTATCACCACCTTCAGTACCACCCATTGCAAATGAACCAGCACCACTAGCAATTGCAGCACTACCTAAAGCAACAGAATCTTTACCACTAGCAATACATAAACCACCACCAGCAAATGAACCAATTCCACTAGCTGTACCACCAGCAATAAAATTTTCATCATATCTATCTCTAGAACCCCCATAAGCAAATGAACCATATCCAGATGCAGTTGAGCCATAACCTATAGCTGTAGAATGTTCACCTGATGCTGTAGTTTGATAGTTTTGAGCGTGGCTATAATTTCCACTAGCAACAGTTAAAGCTCCTTCAGAATGGCTATTTATACCATTAGCTGTTGTTTGGAATCCTTCAGCGTGACTAGTAAAGTTTGAAGCTGTTGATTGATAACCTTCAGCGTGGCTATTAACACCACTAGCTGTAGTTAAATTGCCTGAAGCAAATGAATTTTCACCTTCAGCGTGTGTACCAGTTCCAATAGCAAATGACGATGTACCAGATGCTGAATTACTAATTCCAAATGCTGTTGAATAATTTCCTGTAGCATCTGTTTCAGTATCATTTATAACTTTTATTGAATAGTTGCCACTTGAACCACTTGTGAATAATGAATCACTACCAGTAGAAGCAGTTAAACTAGCAACTTTATCAAACAAGTATTTTATAGTGGTTAATGATTTTGTGTTATCAGCTGGGTCTAAAATATAACCATCAGATGATGATAATAATGCTAAACCAGATTCTAATTTTTCATCATCATAGTAGCTTAAAAATTGTAAGAATTGACCTTGAGTATTATTATCATTAGCAGAACCTTGTTTAATGAATGGATAGATTATATTACTATCTGGTACTGTTTGATAACCACCAGCAGTAAGGAATACTAATGATGTTTTACCACCTTGAAATATTTGACCCTCTGGCATTGTTAAAATAACCTCACCAGAATCAGAACCAACTACTATTAATTTACCTTCATCATTCGCTTCAAAGTCTCTTGATTCACCAACAAATACAATTCCATTACCATAAGGTGTATCAATGAATAATCTCTTTAAATCTTCTAAAGTTATTTGATAAGCTGATGTTGTACCTGTTTGAGCTAATGCTAATGTTTCAATACCTGTAAGTCCAGATAGAGCTACATTATCTAATCCAGTAATTTGATTATATAAATCACTATCATCAAAAAGAGTTTCTAATGATTGAAGTGTTGTTTGTTCTGTTTGTCCATCAATAACAACTGGTATTATTGTTTCAAGTGTTACACCTGTTGATGATGGTAATTGAGTAATCTTTTTATTTGCCATTTGGGTTTTATGTTTCTATCTTTTTGTTATGTCCATTCAATCATATCACCATTTTCAGCACAAATAATAAATCCATCTTCACTAAGAATATAATTTGAATCAGGATTAAAATTGTTACTAAATGGTATTGCACAATCACTAGCTAAGGCTACACCTTCAATTTCTAAATCAAGATACCAGCCACAACTAAAATCAACTAAGAAATTGTTTACTGGTCTAGCTACTGGTGTATTTGAAATGTTTATTTCATTTTCTCTATCTAGCCTTATCCAGTTAACTAAATCTCTTAACACTAGCAAAGTATTGTTTAGTACAAATGATTCATTAGAACGGTCTTTTTGAAGCAAATCAAGGCAGTATATTCTGAATGAATAACTATCTGTATTCTCTAAAAATGATACATCATTTGGTACACAATAAAGAATTGGAAAAGAATTATCTGAACTTGAAAAATTATCTAGCTGCTCACTAAAAGAACAGTTAAACCTTTTTAAGGTCAAATGATGGGTTGCAAAGTATGCTAATGCATTTTTAATTCTTATGTATGATTGAGGTTGCATTAATGCGTTTAACCTGAATTATCAGTAAAAGCATAATGTTTTTAATTCCATTCACTTTTAATTTCTCTTAATGTTCTTGTAATCCAACTTTTGCTAAAACCAACTTCTTTTGCAATTTCTTTCGTTTCATAACCTTGAAATTTTAATTCAAGTATCTTTAATTCTAAACCATCAAAATTTGCTAATGAGTTAATAAAATCATATTCAGGTTCAATTGGATTTGAATGTATTCTAGAATCAAATTCAACATAGTTTTTGAGGATTTGATTTTTCTTTATTTGTGTTTTTTGGAATAAAGCAGTCAGAACATAGTTATTAGCTATTATAAATGCATAGTGTTTGTAGTTCTCATACTCATCTAATATGACTGTACCATCTTTTTCTTTTTGATAAAGCTTTGTTACTACCTTATTTACTACATCATTCAATTCATCAAAAGAAATCCTATCAGCATAACGCCAACATCTGCTGACTGCTTTTATTTCTCTGTATATTCTATTCCATTTTCGTACTTCAATTGAATTCATTTTTTAGTTTTGAAATAATCTTTGTTATTCTACTGTGAATTGCTTGGTGGCTTACACCTAGCTTTTTACTAATCTGAATTATCGAAAATGATTCACCATTCAAACCGTAATACATATTGATGATTTCCCTTTCAGCTGGTTTTAATTTCCCAGTAATAAATTCAACTTTAATTTTATTTTCATCTTCTAGTTGAATTGGTGATTCTGATTCTTTATTTTCAATAAAATCTATCAATTGTTGGTTATCATCATAACTAGTATTTAAGCTGATGAATTGATTCTTATTGTGTAGTTTCTGTTTATTAATTGGAATCCAAATCAATTCATTTGAAGCTAGATATTCTAGAATGTATTTGATAATCCATACTCTAGCATAAGTTGAGAATTTAAAACCTTGTGCAGCATCATAACGCTTTGCAGCTTCAAATAATCCTACATTACCAGCAGCTACCAAATCTTCTAAATTGGCTTTATTTGATTGATACTTTTTAGCTATAGTAATAACTAATCTTAGGTTTGATTCTACTAACTTGTTTATTGAGTTTTGACAGCCATTGACAGCTGTTTTAGCTAACATCATTTCTTCATCAACTGAAAGTAGCTTATACTTACTTATGTCGTTTAAATGCCTAGAAAATGCTTTTGTATCTTTATTGGTAAATTGAATATTCATCTATGAATAAATATTTCCCAGTTTGGCAAAAACCAATATTTTAATTATTTTTCTGAAAATATATTTGAATGCAAAAGAATACTGTAGTTAAAATTCTAATTGGTGTTATAGTTGTAACATTTGTTTTATGGATTATATCTGTCAAACTTGATGATACAAAAAAACAAAATGAAGTAATTATTGAACAAATTGATACAGCAACTAATGCAGATTTGAATATTACAGATACCATAGTTAGTAAAGTTATTATTGAAGATTCAGTTTCTAGTTCAGGTAGTAAGATTAAAACTAGACACAAAAGAAGAAATTTATTTGAAAGAAGACCATCAACTGGTGCATAAGATTATTATATTTGCATTGAACTAAATTGAAATAAGAACCATCAGCATTGAAGTAATTCTTTGTTGATGGTTTTCTTTTTAATAGGATAATACAGTTTTTTGGTATTAGGATAATACACAAATTTGGTATTATGATAATACAGTTTTTTGGTATTGAGATAATACACAAATTTGGTATCTCTATTATAAGATTATACTATAAGAATAAACTATAAGATTAGTATATAAGAATAAGAATAGAGTATTACTATAGTATAACTATTATATATTATTACAATTTAGTATTATTATAATATGATTGAAGAAAACCATTTCAATTGAAATAAACATCAATAGTAATACTTATACCTAATTTTAGGTATTTTTCAATAATATATCAATTTTACTTGACTATTTTTTGATTTTGCTTATACTTAATGATATTTATTAAAAGTAGTTCAATCTACTCTGGTTGCTAAGGGAGTAATTACCCTTAGCTTCTGCACCAGACTAAAAGCAGAAATAACATAAAAAGCAGAATAAAATGAAAATTGAAAACATCAACAAAAACAGAAAAGCCTAACTACATTAAAGTATTCACTAATGTACTATCATCAACTAAGCTAACAGCGCAACAAAAGCTAATCATTCAATATGTAATTAGCTTACAAGCTTCAAACCTAACTTGTACAGATTCTAATAATCAACTAGCAGTTAAATTTGGAATAGAAGTAAGAACACTTCAATATTGTATTACTCAACTAAATCAATATGATTGGTTCATTTCAAAAAAATCATCAATTAAAACTAAAGATGGTGGTTACTTCAATAACAAAGTTATGATTGTTAATGAAGATTTATTTAGTCAATGGTTAGCAATAACAGATGAAGCTCCGCTTAAATTAGAAGCTACTAAAAATCAGCCTCAAATAAAGCCAAATAAGCCAGCCATTTCAAAAGCAATACAAACACCAGCCATTGAACCAAAAGCAGCTCAAAAGCCTAAAGAAACATCACTAGAAGATGATTTAGGAATAACAATTGATTCAGCTTCAACATTAAGTGAAATTGATTTATTAGTTGAAGATTATCAACTGATAGCTGACCACATAAAAAGTATTTATTATTTCGGTGTATCACCAAAAATAGTTGATGATTTCAAATCAAAATTAGATAAAGGTCAAATAACAAACAGGTATCAAATTGACGCTATCCTTGAAGAAAAGAAACTAGGTATCTATGCATAACAATATTTTTTAACACTAAACAAAAGTGAATCAAGAAAATGAAATCAATCAAATAAGTGAGTTTATCGTAAACAGTAATGATGAACTTATTCAGCTAGTTAATAATGAAAATTATGAAGCTGCTGGACTATTAAAAGAACAAGTACAAAAGACTTTAGAATTCTTTGCTGATAAACTAACCAACTATTACAGATTAGAAACCATTGAAGATAGAAATGAAGTCTATCAATTCTGCTTAGATGGTTTGGTAAAGGAAAATGATTACATCTTTAACCAGTTTCTAAATAAAAGATAAAAATATTTGATAAGCAACCTTGACAACATCAACTAGAAGTTGTTTATTTGTCTATATACTTTGACACGGTGGATAAGCCACCATATACATATTGTTTTTTGAGTTGATGAAAGGTAGGGTAGTGATATGTCCTACCTTTTTATTATTTTAGATTTAAAATAACTAATATGGAAAATTTAGAAGACAGGTATTTATATGAAATACAATATGAAGATGATGAAGGTCAAAAGCATACCAAAGAAATAGTTAATGATGAACTATTTGATTTCGATTCTTCAAAATTAGAACACGGTTTAGACCATTTTTCAAATCCTGAGTTTTATGATGAATTTAAACAAGAATTTATATTTGGTCTATTTGATGATTACGCTGGCTTATTAAGCGTTAAATACTTAAGACCATTTAAATCCACCTGAACCACAAAAAAGGTCATAATATCAAATTTTTAGTTACTTTTATAAAACAGAAAAGGGTGACTTTTGGAAGGTCACCCATTAAAGGTCTCAGGGAAATAAAGGCTTGGAATCCAATAAATCTTGTTCCTTACCCTTTAACTTAATTCTGCAACGCTGCGAACGTTAATTAGGTCGGTTTTTATACTGACCTTTTTTATTTATAGTGCAATCTACACGAAATTTAAACAACTTTCAACTTTAGGACAATTTGTCCATTTATCTGTAAAATTTTCACATCAACCATCTTCATCATCATCTTCATCACCAGCATTTGTTATATCTCTAGCACGTTTATCATCACCACCTTTATTTAAAACTCTTCAACTCAATAGTTACAACAAGTGTAAATAAAATTTATGAATCTTTCAACTTTATAAAATACTTTTCTCTTAGAATTTCTTAGAACAAAATTATAAAATCAATTAATACCAAAACAGGTTTTAGACTTTGAAGTACACTAAATATTTTTTATATCTCATATTCAACACATAATCAATGAAATAAACTCGTTAACTATTTTTCGTTTATACCAGGCTTTTTATACAAATCGACATATTTATAATAAACAAACAATATGTCACAATTCACAATCACCAGTATTAGGGAACGTTTACTACTTCAACAATTTGAAGACAAACAAAAAGACTTCACAATAATCTATACAACACCAGTAACTGGTTATTCTTCTTTTGATGCAATTATTTATTCAGCTAACACTTGGTATAAGGTTGAAGTGAAAGTAAGAGATAAGTACCCTCTAGCACGTTATAACGACTGGTTAATAGAAAAACCCAAGTATGATACCCTAACAGCTTCTACATTCCAAACACTATACATAAACATTCATTCTGATGGAGTTCAGGTCTGGACAATCAAACAAGCAACAGAACCTAATTGGATATATGAATACAACCCTAAAACTACACAAGGTGATAATAGAACAGTAAGCAAATGCAATGGCTATTTAAGCCAATTTGAAGCCTCAATTTATAAATCTGAATACAACCTAAACCAAACACTTCAACAAGCTGAAAACATTTTTAAAAATAATTTGACTTTTTGAGTTTTCGCACATATTTATAATAAAGCGAAAAGATGAATTCTAATCAAAAGTATTATCAAAAACACAAAGAGAAATATAAGCTAAAGAACAAAGCTTACTATGATAAAACAAAGATGAAGCTGCATCAACTAAAACAACTTGAAATAGCATTATCAATAATTGAAATAACAATGAAAAATAACAAAACTAATTAAATACAAAACAATGAAAAAAAGCGAATACAAAATTAAGCTAGAAATAAACCTAGACCCATTTCTTCTTTTTAAAGAAGATTATAAAAATGCAGTTGCAGAAGGAATTAAATCAGCAGCATTAGATTACGTCAATCAACTTACATCACTAAGTCAAAAAGAATGTAATAGAGAAGTGATAAAAATGAAAGTAATAATTGAGCATATTTAATACAAACTAAAAATGACAACAGAAAACAATAAAGCATTACTGAATGATATTTTTAGTAAATATTATGAAGAACTTACAACACTGATTTTATATGATATAGAACATAATCACTTTTCACCTAGAAGACGAAATATTTCTTTAATTATCAACAAAACTATTGAAGCTTTCAAATTAAAGTATGGTGATGTAGTAATTGAAATAGCAAATGATAACTATCAAAAATATAGTCAAATAATCCAAACCCTTGCCCAATGAACAAAACTAATAACAAATCAAACCAAATTGTATCAATAACTTTATGGATACTCATTATTACTCTAGGAATACTAGATATATTAAATCACTATATCAATCAAATTGGAGTTAACTCTTATTGCTTTTTATATATAGGGTTAGCATTCATTCTAAGGTGCATTGCTACTAAATATAAAATCTGGGAATAGCTTAATTAAAATTTAAACCATAATGCAAACTGAAGAAATATTATATCAAATCATTTTAGCTGAAATACAAAAAGCTAAAACTAAACAAATCGAAATGCAAACTATGATAAATCAGCATCTAGATAATATAGAAAAAATAATAGCAGTAGATACCCTATTCTCACCAAACACTTATGAATCAAAGTAAATCCATAATTGATACCTATTTTACGAAAAATCAGCCCTATTTAATAGAATGTGCCTATAACATTCTAAAGAAAATAAATAGGACTGATTTAGTTAATGACCTTGTTAATCAATCTTACGAATACATTTATAACAACTTGCAAAAACTTGAAGACCATATTACAAAATCCGGAATGACTGAAGCAATCATCATAAACTATATGAATAAGCAAATTGTATGGGAAAGAACCGAGTTTAAAAAGAAATTCCTTACAAAACACAATACAAACCAGATTCAAGATTCTATCATTGATGAAATCGATATTCAACAACTATTAAATGTAGAATCAGAAATCAAAAACAAACTAACCCATATAAAGCAAACTATACCAACATTACCATTAGACCAGCAAATACTTTTTTCATTAATGTTTAGTGGTGATACACCAACAAGTGTATCTAAAGTATCTAATCATATTGGTTTGTGTAAAACACAAACATATCATTTGATGCGCAACTTAAAAGATACTATCATTTCTGAATACACTAATGGATTTTCCTAATGCATCGTGTGAGGCGAAGCCTCCACGTTTAACATTAGGTCTTACCATTAGGTTCGTACAGTGCGTAACATATCAACTCGCTCATATTATATTTATAACATAAATATAATATATTAAAATAATAACATATTAACGGACAATGCATATCAATATGTTAGTAAATAAATATATATGTGTATAAATAGTTGCGTTGCAACTATTAGGTTTATGGCTCTAATAGAGCCAGTATAAAGAGGTCTTTCAGACCTCAACCCCCTGTGGGGTTTAAGCCGTTTTAACTACGTTAAAACAAGATGTGATATAATTGAAAGGCAAACTTCGTATGCCAATCAATTATAAAGTTTTAATTTCTTTTTTAAGATTATATTTCAAAATTTCAATTTGAAATATGAAGCGGTGTTTAGAATCTTCGATTTAAAATATAATGAATTTTATCACCCTCAATGGGTGAGAAAATTTATATCAGGGCAAAAAAAATAGAAAACACCAAACCATCGACTTTGTCGATTATAAAAGATAATTTATAATGTATTATTTGGCTTGCATAGCTTGCCTTATTTTACATTATTTATCTCTACTACGTGGTGATGTGAATCACCACAATAAATGAATTATTGTGAAGCGTAAGCGGAACTTTACACACTATCATAACAGCATTCGCTGTTATATAAAAATATGATGTTGGAGCAAAGCGACTTCATCACAATTATATTAATATGATAATATTAATCATATAAATTGATGTTGTGTAGCAAAGCGGAACTTCATCACAATTGATATAGTTATCAACCGACAATTTGACATATATACTTTCATAACTTTCAATCTGGATTGAAAGTTATTTTATAAGAAATTTATACGGATTGACCGAGTGAACCGTGGAGGCTCCGCCTCGCTAAGTACTCGGAAATAAATTATAAGATTATTGTTTCTTAGAAGTATAGTTAACATAGATTAGGTATAAAACTCCTACTATCAAAGCTGGTAACCATAAAGCACCTATCAATTCAGCAACTAAAGTCCAAAAGAGTTGAACACCACTAACTAAAATAAATCCACCAATAATACTGATGATGATAAAGCCTATAATAAATAATGTGTCTTTCATAGTTTAAAACCAATTCTAAGATACAGATAATTTGATATAAATATTATATGCAAGTAAATCTATCAACTATTACCCTAAACAAATTCAAAGCATTCTATGACTTATCACAAGTATCGGATAACAATGATATAGAAACATCTATTCAACTAATACACATCTTAACTGATAAATCAGTTGCTGAGATTGAAGAATTAGAATTAGACGAGTTTAAAGCCATTTTAAACAGCGTTAATTATGAGAATACTGATACATCATCTTTACCAGTAATCATTGAATACAAAGCAAATGATAAGGTATATAAATCTACAAACAAAGATACTTTCAACTTCAATGTAAAACAGATTAACCTTTTACAAGGAATCATTAAAGCTAATGCTAATAACTACATAGAAGACTTAGCAGCTATTATATTCAAACCAATTGATGAAGCTGGAAATATCATTAATGATTACAGTGATGAAGCTATAGCACAACGTAAACAAGAACTATCAAGTGTTATGACGATGAATATACTTATACCATACTTAAATCTATTGCACAAACAATTTAAATAATGGTAGTACCTGATAGCTGGAATCAAATTAGTGTAGGTCAATTTATAGAACTGGTATCAATTAAAGTTGAAGACTTCAATTGTGAAGATGAATATTTTATTCAGTTATTAAGTATTCTAACTGATACTGATTCAACTATTATTGAAGAAATGGATATAGATGATTTCAATCAAATCAAATCAAGATTGATATTCTTATCAAAGCTACCAAGTAAACCACCAAAACAATCAATCGTAATTGTTAATACTGATTTACATCTATACCCTGATTTATATTCAATGATTATAGGTGAGTTTATAGATTTAGAAAATCTAATCACATCAAATAGTATAGAGAACCTACCTAAGATTCTAGCTATTCTATATAGACGTATGAAGATTAACAATGATGCATTCATACCTGATGAATTTGAATCATATGGTAGCTGGTTAAATCATAGAGCAAATATTTTTAATGAAGCTATTATTGATGATGTATATGGTGTATTGAATCAGTATATCAAGTTTAGAAAACATATCTATGATAACTATTCAGGTTTATTTGATTTTGATGATAGTGATTCAACTGAAGAAATAGATGTATCTCAAATGTCGGCTGCTGATAAGTTGACCTATCAAAAAGCAATAGAACAAGAAAAGATTGTCAGTAAATGGGGTCTAGATGCTTTGCTAATGAAGCTGGCTAATAATGATGTAACCAAGATAAATGATGTTGTAAAATTACCTTTGTTGTTGTGTTTGAACAGTTTAGCACTTTTCAAAGAATTGAACATATCAACATAGGTGTTTAAAAGTAGGTAAACACGCAAGGTATAATATAGACTACATTTATAATAAGAAAAGGTGGCCATTTCTGACCACCTCGAATTGATAAAAACGGTGTAAGGGTAAAAACAGGGTGGAATCGAACCGACATCTTAAGCTTAGTTTACTTTGCTTTATCCGTTAAGCTACCTGTCCCAAATCAACGTTTCAAAAGTAATCCGCTACCTTACAGCGGATTTCTTATTTTGAATGTAGATAAAAAAATTAAATGGCGGTAATAACGTTATTAACATTCAAAACAGAAGATTTTTACATTTCTTCAAGTAGAAGAAACAGCAAATTCGCATAGTGTTTAGATTTATAGGCAGTTATATAAACTGGTAGTTTCTTTTTTTGAAACAAAATTTTTGGGTATGCCAAAATTTAAAATTGTTGATATCTCACATTCCATCTTCCGAACGTTTTACTTTTTGTGATAATTAGGTGTATATGTCTAATAATATACCTATTTATTCAATTACTCTTGACGATTTAGAAACTGAATCAGGTCACTTTATGGACTATATTTCTATAGTCAAAGACCCTGCAATTATGGTAAATGGTTTTCGTTTTAATAATGAGAATCCACCACAAAAATTATTCTTATCAGCAGACCAACAAATCATAGTTGCACCAGTTGCAATACCTGATATTCATATCTATAGATATGATGATGAAATGGGTGAATACTATGTAAAGTTTTCATCTGAAGTAATAGCTCAATTAGCTGAAGATTTCAATTCAAATCCTAAATCTACTAAGGTTAATCTTGACCATCAAACAGAACTTCAATCAGCATACATTTTAGAAACTTGGATTATTGAAGATGAACAATTTGATAAAGCAAATAAGTATGGTTTCAAATTACCAGTTGGTACTTGGATGGCAAAGATTAAAGTAAAAGATTCTGCTGAATGGGAACAAGTCAAAGATGGTGATAGAAGTTCATTTAGCCTAGAAGCTTGGTTAGGTCTAGCAATAGAATTACAAAAACAAAAATCAATAACAGATAATACAAATAAAACCCAAATGGAAAAAATAAAATTTGCTGATATAACAGCACAAGATGGAACTAAATATTATGTAGAAGGTGATGTAGCAATTGATTCACCAGTATGGATGATTGATGACCAATTACAAAAAGTACCAGCTACTGATGGTGAAATAACACTTGAAGATGGTACACATATCGAAATCAAAGAAGGTAAGGTATGGAGTTATGAAGAAGTTGTTGAAGATAATGTAGATACAAGTATGTATGAATCAGGTTCAACTGAAACAGCAGCAGTAGAAGCACCAGCACCTGAAGCACCAAAAGAAGAAGAAGCTAAGACAGATGAAGCTGCAATACTTGCTATTGTAGCACCTTTATTTGACGAAGTATATAAAGCAATTGCTGCATTAAAAACAGAACAAGAAACATCTTCAATTGAAGATACAAAAGACGAAATGAAAGCAGAATTTTCATCAGTTGATTCACTTGTTGAGTTGATGAAATATGCAAGTAAAAAATAAATACCGAACGATTTTCAATTAGTGATAATTAGAGGTAGAATAAAATAATAATAGAAAAGATAAAAACCCAAAATGAAAAAAATTAGTTTTGATTTAACAGTAAATTCAACAGCATTATATGCACCTAATCCTGAATCTTGGTATGCAAAAACATATATTGATGAAGAACAAGCACAATTATTTAGAACAATCCCAGGAGTTAAGAGTTCAGAGAAAGTAGCAACTGCAATCTTTGCAGATATTTTAAAACCTGAAACTTGTAATTTCACAAGTACAGACGCTACATTATCAGCAGTAACAGTATCAGTAGTTGGTATTAGCGCAATGGTTCAAGTTTGTAAGAAAGACTTAGAATCATCATTCATTTCAAAAGAAATGGCAGCTGGTTCATCTAACTGGGAAGTTGCATCATTTACATCATATTTCTTTGATACAATGTCACAAGAAATCAAAGATGAAATTGCAGACTTACGTTGGAATGGTTCAACAACAAACACAGCTTACACAGGTACACACAAAGCTTTAGTAAATGGTTTTACAACTATTTTAAATGCTGATGCAAGTGTAATTGATGTTGCAGCTTCTGCTGTTACAACTGCAAACGTAATTCAAGTATTAGCTACAGCTTTACAAACATTACCAGCTAAGTTACAAACTGATACTACTAAATTGAAATTTTATGTAGCACCAAACGTAGCAACTGCATATGGTATAGCAACTGCACAATATAATACAACATCAAACGTAACTAAGAAATTAGCTATGACATTTGCTGATATTGATATTATACCACAAGCTTATTTACCAGCTAATCAAATCGTATTAACTGTACCTGATAACTTGGTTTATGCATTCGATGGTATTTCAGATATTTCAGACATTAAAATAATCAACTTATCAGATACAACTGGTGATGAATTATTAAGAGCAAGAGTAAACTTAAAAGTTGGTTTTGCAATCTTGAATGGTGGTGAAATAGTATACGTACACTAACAAAAAAACCTAAGAGAGTAAGTTATAAAATGCTTACTCTCTTTAAAGAAAATAACAATGATTTTTAACCAAATAAATAATGTCTTGTATAAATACATCATTAACAGAAATAAAGTTTTGTAATTTAAATAATTCTGGTGGTATCACTAATGTGTATTTAGCACCAAGTGAATCAGTATTATCTACAACAGCATCAACTGGTACTATTACAGGTATTAGTATGTCAGGTTCATCAAAATTTATTGAATACCAGTTCAACAAGAATACAGGTAACTATACTGAAGAAGCTGCTATTTCACTTGAAAACGGTTCAACATTCTTTACAACAACACTTTCTTTAGTAATACCTAGACGTGAAGTAGCAAAAAGAAATTCAATTTTGCTAGTTTCATCAGGACAAAGAAACCTTAAAATAATAATAAAAGACGGTAACGGCTTATACTGGTATATGGGTTATGCAAATTCTGCTAACTTAACTGCTTTAGGTGAAGGTAGTGGTACAGCAATGGGTGATGGTTCAAAATACTCACTTACATTCTTAGCACAAGAACCTGAATTAATGCCTGAAGTGTCTTCAACAATAATTGCTTCATTGATAGCATAAAAATCGCTTATGAGACCAGCATCAACCACTTAAAACTGGTTAAAAGCTTAGTATTTCTACTAAGCTTTTTTTATTGCAGAACGATTAGTAAAGTCTGATAATTTAAGTAGAATGATTTACTTAAATAAGAATACTGAAAATGATGTAATAATTGAATTGACTTTAAATAGTACGCTTGAAAACCCTAATTATTTATTTGAGTTTATAAATGATACAACTCAACAAGTAACATACTTTACAAGCCCTGATTTAAGTGAGTACAAACAAAGATACAATCACTTTCAAATAACTGAAACTGGTACTACATATGTTGATTTAACTGCATCTACAGTTAATCTATTAAGTGGTAGCTATAAGTATAACATTTATGAAAGTTCAAATGAAACACTTGAAGTAAGTGCAACTACTAGTATTGTCAATACTGGTAAAGCTTATGTAAATGGTATAGATACTGAACTTGATAAGATTTATAGATAAACAAAACCCTGATGGCATTCAAAGATTATTTCATTAAAAAACCACAATTAGAACCACATACACTAACAGTTGAAACTGGTGTAGGTAATACTATGACTGATGTATATTCATTCAATTTAAAAACAGATTATACAAAACCATTTCAAACAAATTATAGAAATAGCAACGGCTTTTATTTCGGTGCTGATAATGCTTATCCTGATGATTTGAATAACCTTTATAATAGTTCACCATTACATAGTAGAAGCATTCAATTAAAGAAATTACTTACAGTAGGTGAGGGTTTTGATGTTGATGGTAAAGATAAACTAGATGGTGAAAGTAAAATCAAATTGAATCAGTTATTGAATCAGTTTGAAAATATGTATGACAATTTAGCATTCGATTACTTTTTACATTCAAGGGTATACATTCAAATTACTTGGAATTCTAACAATACAAAAATTATTAAGCTTGAAAGAATAGCACCTGAAAAAATTAGAGTTGCTGAAGTAGATAATAGAATGCAACCTACTAGTTATTACTATTGTTATGATTGGTCTCAACTTGGTAGGTTTGGTAAAGTTAAGATTGCAAAATTTGACCAACAGAATACAAAAGAAAAGGTACAATTATATGTACATCAAGTTGAATCAGCTGGTATGAAAACATACGCTTTACCAAGCTATGTAAGTGGTCTTAACTGGGTTGTTCTAGATTCTGAAATGTCTGCTTATCACAAGTCAAATATTACTAATAGTTTAAACCCATCAATGTTGATTGAATTCTTTAGAAGTCCAGCGAATGATGAAGAAAAGCAAAAAACGTTACAATCATTGAATGATAGTTTTGCTGGTTCTAGAAATACTGGTAAGGTGATGGTTCTATTTAATCCTTCAGTTGATTCAGCTGCTAAGGTTACACAATTAGAGCCAAACAAGTTAGATAAAACCTTTATGAGTTTAACTGATACTATTCAAAGACAAATTCTTTATAGTCACTCTATCAATCCGATATTATTAGGATTAAAAACAGCTGGTAGTTTAGGTGATAGTGGTGAAGTTGAATCAAGCTATAAGTTATTCAATAAATCAATTATTAAACCAGCGCAAAAGGATTTAGAAAGAATCTTTAATAGTTTCATTACTACTAATGGATTGTACAATGAATTACATTTTAAAGAAGCTGACATATACACAATACAAACTCAAATAACAGAAACAAATAACCCTATTTAAGAATGACATTAGTAAAGCTAATTAGCGAAACATATTTAAAAGAAATTGCGCCTATCAATTTGAATGTTGATATGAAAGACTTGGTAGTACATATTGTACCAGCACAAGATTTACATATTCAACCGATTCTAGGAACTAACTTATATAATGAGATACTTGAAGCTTATTCAGGTCAAACACTTTCAGCTAATCAGATAAAATTGGTTGAATACATTAAACCAGCTGTAGCTTTTAAAACGATTGAATTAGCGTTACCATTTTTGACTTTCAATATCAAGAATAAAGGTTTGCAATTACAGTTTGGTGATAACTCAAAAGAAGTTGAATTAGAAGTAGTGAACTATATGAGAAATGAGGTTAAGAACTTAGCTGAATTCTATTCTGAAAGAATTGTACAATTTTTGTATATCAATTCAAATTTATTTCCATCATACATAGCACCAAATACAGATATAGCACCTGACAAATCAAGTCAATTTGATAGTGGATTTGTTTTCTACAAAAATAACAGCTGTACTAATTCATTCAACTAAGATGTTTAAGATTGCAGCGTACAATTTTCTATTTACTATCAAAGCATTTGGTAAGTATATCCTAGCTTTAATTTTAGCTATTCTATTGCCTATTATACCACTTATTTTATTAGTTGGCTTATGTATTATGCTAGATACTTTTAGTGGCGTATATCGAACGTATAAGCAAAAGAAAAAGATTACTAGCAGAGGTTTTTCAGCTTTAATTAGTAAGATGCTATTGTATCAAGGTACATTGATTTTATTTTTCTTGATTGATAACTATGTATTGAATGAATTGGTGATGCAGTTTACAGTTGTTTCTCTTTTTTTAACCAAGTTTGTAGCTATTATACTTGTTGGAGTTGAAGTGTTTTCAATATTAGAGAATATCAAACTAAGTACAGGATATGATTTTATTAAAATGGCTAAGAATATGGTTAGCCGTGGTAAGACTATAAAAGAAGATGTAGGTGAATTTATTGAAAAATAATTCAATTAATACCTAATTCTACACTAAAATAAACTTTAGTTAATCTCATTATAAATTTATTTGTTTAATTTTAAGCTAATGATATTCTTTATTTATCTCTTAAATAAAGAATTAGTTCTTTGACAGACTGTGTATAAATGATTTTAAAATAAAATGTAAATAATTTAGCATATGATTAAATTCAGAATTAAAAGTATTTGCTCACCAAATTTTTATGTCTCATAAAAAGAGTAAATCAAAAAAATGCATTTATTATAACAAATCAAGAATAACCAAAAATTACTATTATTTTGACAATGTCACAATTGAAATTAATAATGGTAAATCTAAGAATTCAAAAATTGACCACAACTCTATAGTATCCTTGATACTTGTGTTGTTTTGGTTTATCATACTTTGGAAATTTGGAATCCTAGCTATTGTGAAAACAAAATGGGAAGATATTGAACCAATGGTTGAGGTATTAGGTTTTTTATACTTGTTAGTTAAAAGATTTGTAGTAGAGTGGAACGAAAGTTAGCCAACTTTCTAAGAATCCTTACGGATTAAAAAATGGCATAATAGAATTAAGCTTTGTGCGCACGAAGCGAATAGACAGAATTGAAAGGTATTCTAACTAACAATTAGAATATAACATCATTTATTAACGGTTTGTCATTGTTATTTATCTCAACCAAATAAAGAACCTTGTGTAGTCATTGGTTTATCAATTGGGGTTGCTAATAAATCAATTTCATAATCAACAAAAAATTCATCATTATTCAACCAAGTTCTTTCTTGGTCAGGTCTTAATATAATAGGCATTCTTTGACCGTGATTGTGTATCTCCGACATTAGTTTATTAGCTGTAGTAGTAACAATAGTATAGCTATGTACAACTTCATTACTGTAGTTATCAACCCATCTATCATATAGACCAGCAAAACAGAATAAACCGTTATCAGGTAATGTTATTAGATACTTTTGTTTTCTGCTACCTGATTTAGTTAACCATTCCCATTCATAGAATCCATCAACTATAACTAAACATCTATTACCCATTACATCTTTAAATGATTCCTTTTCATTGAGTGTTTCTACTCTAGCATTTAGAGTAAATTCACGTCTACTTTTATTTGTTGAGAAACTAGGAATTAACCCCCAGTTGTACATTTGAATTAGTTCAGGATTTGTATTTGTTATAACTGGTGTTTGGGGATATGCGTGACCTCTATATAATTCTGATGGTTGATAATGTATATTACTATCAAATTTAGCATTGAATCTATTTTCAACCTTAACAGCTTCTTTTGATTGTCGGTGCTGAAAACACATAACTATATGGTTGAAAAAATTAGTATATCAATTGGAATAACAAGAAGCAAAATAATTAATGCTTCACCTTTAGTGATTTGATTTGTCGTATAGTGACCCCAAGTGAAGAAAGTAAACATCAATATAAATTTAGATAAAATTATCTAATTTCAATAAGTTCATTAATATTTGTTGTATACCGTTGGCTTAATCTTTCTTGCTTCATTTTCCACGTTTTTTTTAAATCTTGACCAGCTAGTTTTATTTTTCCTGTACCGTAAATACCATTGATATTATCAACTGCTTTCATCAACATTTTATGTTTAGGATTTGAATTTTCAAACATATTTATTTGTGTTGGGTTTTCTGGTGTAATATCCATTACGATAACACCAGCTTTTTTATACTTATAACCTTTTCTAAATATTTTCTGTAATCCGATTAAAGCATATTTTCCAATCTCTATTGATGATGATGTAGGATAAGGAATTTGTACTAAAATGCTTCTAGTATATTGTGGTAATTCTTTTCTAAATCCATTGGTATGAATAAACACCATAACAGCGTTACAAGCTGAATCTTGTTTTCTTAATTTTTCAGCACAACTGGTAGCAAAGGTTAATACACGCTCTTTCAATTGGTCTATTTCCGTATACATCACATCAAAGCTTCTAGTAGTTGCAATATTCTTTTTTGGTTTAGTTATTTCCATCTCTAAACTAGGTATACCATTTAGTTCCTTATACATTCTTAAACCAACAACCGACATATTTCTTAAAACCCAGTCTTCAGGTAGATGTATAAAATCATAAGTTCTTTTTACTCCGATTGAATGAAGTTTTTTAGATAATTGTCTACCAATTCCCCAAACATCTTCAACTGGTAACCATTTCAAAGCCTTTACACGTTGTTCATCAGTTACTAATTCATATACACCACCAGTTTTTTGAACAAATTTCTTAGCAATACGATTAGCAACCTTAGCTAATGTTTTTGTTGGAGCAAAACCAACAGATATAGGTATACCAGTAGATTGTTCTATCTTATGTTTTATTTCACGTCCTAATACAGTTAAATCATAGTGTTCATCAAAACCATCAAATTTTAAAAATGCTTCATCAACACTATATATTTCTATTTCAGGTGCGTATTCAGATAATAATGTCATTACCCTAGAACTCATATCACCATATAAAGGATAGTTAGAACTAAAAACAACTATGTTATTCTTAATAAAGAAATCTTCATACTCAAATGCAGCTGCACCCATTGGAACTCCTAAAGCTTTTGCTTCATTGCTTCTAGCTATAACACAACCATCATTATTACTTAGTACAACTATTGGAACGTTCCGTAAATCAGGTCTAAAAACACGCTCACAACTAGCGTAAAAATTATTACAATCGATTAAAGCATATACCACCAT